TTTGCATCGTACTCCTCAATCAAGTATCTACCCTCGCCCTCAGTTGTAACTTTCCTGTAAAGGATTGCCATAATCATGTGCAAGTTTTTGTCTAAGTCTTTGCAAAGCATGTCGATGTCCATAAACTCGCCTGTTGATATGTTCTGAATATCTGGATTGAACCCATATTTAACGCCCTCTATGCTTACCAATTTGATTAGTGATGTTTCGGTATTAGTCATTGCACAAAGTTTTTTGTACATGGCTAATAAATCAAGCACCTTAATTCTATTGATATTAGAATCGTCTACCTTATCGACCAAGAGCTTGATAACTTCTTTAGCTTTCTCAACTTCATCAATCTCTAGCTTTTCAATATCAGCTAGTTTAATCATCTGCTTTAGAGTAATCTCGTTTAAGTCTTGTGGAATTATAACTTTCATACTATTAAATAGGTTTAACTTGTTATTGTATAAAAAATGTGTATTGTGTTTACTTAATAGAATATCGACCGATGTTTGGTCTTGACTTTGTCATGATAACTGCGTACCTGATCGCATCAATAGCATGGTTGTAATTGTCAATCGGTTTGTTTAGCAAGTATCCGTTCTTGTCCTCCTGCCATTTGTAGCTATTAAACTCATTGATAAGGTTTGTACTCTTGCTCGTTACTTTAAGCTCGTATCGTTTAAGCAAATCAATCCCTATGTTGATGCTATCCTTACCCTTAGATGCAGGCTTTATATTAAACCCTAGTCTATATATTTCCTCGATAGATTTAGGCTCAGCAGAATCTCCGTAAATAGCTCTTCTTCTATCAATCCCGAAATTGTGTAAAGACTTAGCAATGTCTTGGTTAGTGAGTCCTCGTTCATATATCAGCTCGTTAAATATTAAAGCACCCTCATGCTCGTAAACTTCTATTAATGCAGTTGGATCATTTGTGTAACCAAAATCTAAACCTATTGCAATCTCTTTAGCATCTTCTGGAATCGTTCCAACAATCTGCACCTTGTTAAATATAATCGACTTACTAAACCCTCGCTCTCCCAATCCGTATATTTTCCAATACTCTTCATCGGTATGCTTTAGCCTTTCAATCTCGTTAACTAATTCATCAGCTAAAAAAGGATTGTCTAAATACGTTGATTTAATGAATGTACAGTCATCTCTGCTTAGTACCTTGTCATATATCCAATGGTGTGTATCTGAGGGATTGTAATCGATGTATATTTTCTCCTCAGTTCTTATTATCAGTTGAAAGAAATCCTCCCATGTAAGTTCGTTTGCTTCATTGCAAAACAGGAAGTTTCTTTTTGTACCTCTTTTCTTTTGTGGTTGGTCAAGAGATATAAACTCAAAGGTGTTACCATTTAAAGTATAGGTGTGGTCAGATTTGTTGTGATGTGCTTCGTTGTACAAATCTAGGTTGCTCAGTATCTCAAAAAAGTCTTTCATGACTGAGAGCTTTAGACTAGGCAATGACTTTCTAACAATGCTAAATCTTTTGCCTGTGTTCTCGAATGCTTTGACAATAAGAAGCTGACAAAGAGAATAAGTCTTTCCAGATCTTGTCCCTCCTTGATTAACTACAATTTTTGTAGGTGCGTTATAATTACGCTCAAATACGTTACTCGTCTTTATCTTTAGACTTGACAATCTCTATCTCTATTTTGTTAATCTTCTCGCCTTGTGTAGTTACATCAATAAGCTGCCTCTCATTTAAACCTAACTGAGTTTTGGCTGCATGTATTACAACGCTAGGCACTTTGTCTTTGATGCACTCGTAATATTTAGACCTTATAAAATCCTGCTCTATTGACTCAACTTCTTTTACTTGGTTTGCGAACTCTTCATCCTCTTTTAACCACCGGTAATATGTTACTCTTCCAACATCAGCAGCTTTCAATGCAGTAGTAACTATACCCAATGAACTGCTTAACGCTTTGAGCATTCGCTTTTTAGCTTCTTTTGTTCTGTTTTGTTCCATATCGTTTCATGTAATTAAGGTGTATCTCCTTTAATTCTTCCTTGTATTTTGTCTTATCTCCATACTTTATATGGCATGGTCTGCATACTGCTTGCAGGTTCTCAATGTAGTCTTTTGTCTTGCTTCCTCCCATACCTCTAGCATCTATGTGATGTATATCATCAGCAGGAGAAAAGCAAACCTCACATTGAATGTAATCGCTTATATCAAACCCAAAGTATTCTAGGTATATTTTTAAATGTTTCGTCATATCTTAGCTCCACAACATTCGCATACATCTTTTGTAGCTTCCTGTAATTGATTGTCCTCGTATTTGTCTATGTTTATATCTAAATCGTTTGCAGTAAATCCAACCTCAAACAACACCTCTTCATCAAAGTAATTTATCAGCATGTCATCATCAAACTTCCCTCCGTTCTTGTTTAGTCTAAGATTGAGTTTCATCTCCTCCTGCAATGGTAAATCAACCAAAGCACAAAGAACGCTCTCATGCCCTAAGTCTTGCAAAGCTCTAACTCTTTGATGCCCTCCAACAATTACGTTCTCTCTGTCCTTGTGTGTGTTTACAATAATAGGTGCAACAATACCGAACTCAGTTATTGACTTCTTTAAATCTTTAAACTGCTTTTTAGATATTGTTCTAGGGTTGTACTCAGCAAACTCTAAAGTAAATAACTTTCTGCTCTCAATCTTTATAGGCTTCATATACTGCTTTTAAATCCTCAACTGTTTGCTTTACACAACTTGCACAACCTGTTACTTTCTTATTCATTCCGAATATGTCATTGTATATGTTGGTTAAGTTCCTGTTTTGGTCATGTGTTACTCTATCGCCCTCTATCCCCTCAAACACTCTTTTAAGTATTGAGAGTTGGTCTTTAGTTATATCAGTTTCTCTATCCCATTTATCAATTGGGCATTTAGTAAATGCTATCCTTGCTTTTATCTGCATAAAGCAACCACACTTCTTGCATTGATTTACTGACTTTCTAAAATGCTTGCACTTATTACAAATGGCAAGTCTATCGTTCAAATTCTTTGTACTCGCTCTCAACTTCATCTTTCAGGTATTGTTTTACGTTCTTAAGTGTAGTGTATATTGATGTGGTACTTATGCCTGTGTCCTTTGCTAATTTGCGTATGCTCTTTCCAGAACTAAAGTAAATCTCAAACAGGAGCTTGTCGTACTCATGCAGGTTGTTCATCTTGTCTTTAACAAACTGCAACTTGTTCTCGAACTCTACTAACTCCTCAATACCATCAAAGTATTGAAAGTTCTTAACATCGTAGTTCTCCGTTCTTAGCTTTGTGTAGTATTTTGTTTTAAATGCTGAGTTTGTCCTTACATACTGATTCATCAAAACCCTTGCAGACCAAAACACAAGATGTCCGTTCTCGACTATCTTTTTAATCTTCTCTTGGTCGTACTCTAAAATGATAACATATAAGTCTTGCACTAAATCCTGTGCATCAACCTTATTTCCTTTTGTTATCTTTTCTGCTAGCTTTAGTAACTTCGGGTAGTACTTGGCTAATTCTTGATTTGATGGCATTGTACCTATTTTTAAACACTTGAGGAGCAATGGTAATATTGTGCAGCTTCTTTAGTGTTTGCTTTATCTTTCGTTGTGAATCATTTGCTTTGATTCCTTTGAGTATTACTTGACTGATTATTCCTCTCATAACTTTTTAAATAAAAAAATGGAGTTGCTAGTATTACCTAACAACCCCATACAAAACAACTGATGACAAGACAATTATTGTTAGGAATTACAAATATAAACAATTTGTATAATACGTTCATTTTATTAACTTCAGTTGTATTAGCTTCTCTAAATAGACTGCTAAATCCATTGCTTCCTCTTGTGCATGTTTTAACCATTCTAATTCTGTTAGGTCTTTTCTATCCATAGTTGTGCCATACTTTTTTTTGCCGACCTCAGCTCTATTAAGTATCTTAATGCAAACTTTGTTTTCTATACTACTCATGAGCCACAGGCTTCGCAATCTTCATCGTCTATTGAGCATGTTTTAGGTTGGTCTTGTTCTGTTAAATCTACAATCCAACTTTCCCATGTTTCTTTTGCAATCTCTTCGTTGCGTTTCTTTTCGTCTTTGTTCATTACTTTTTGATAAATGATTCAACAATTACTGTTAATGCTATTGCAGTTGTTGCAATTATTATGACGTTTTTTATCATGCTTAATTTTCTTTGAAATAGTTATCAATCGTTTCTTTTGCTTCATCAAAGCCTGTACAAACTTTAGCAAGGTAACCTCTATTGTTTAGGTTTACAATCCATGCCTTTTGAGATGGGCTTGCATAGTTACCTTTTACTTTTAACTCTATCGCTAAACCATTAAATCCGTTTCTTGCTTCATAGATGAATAGATCTGGAAAACCTTTAACATATCCTGTCCTTTTAGCTTTGAGCCTCTGCGAATGATACCTTTGATATTGACCTCCTAAAGATGCACAATATAAAACATCGTATTCCATCTTTAAATAGGAAACAATAGCAGTTTGTAGTTTGTCCTCTGCTGCTTTCATTTTCTTTTGTCTTTTCCTCTTGGCATTTCAGGAGGAGTAAATCCAAACATTAACCAAAATGTGTCAAATTTTACGTATTTCATATTATCCTTAATTGTGCTTTATGCTCATTAATTCTCTTTATAGCTGCTTCGTAATACTCTTTGTCAAGCTCACAGGCAGTTAAATCAAAACCTAAATTGTGGCAAGCTATAGCTATTGAGCCACTACCTAAATGAGTATCTAATATCTTATCTCCCTCTTTAGCATAGTTCATTAATAACCATTCATATAATCTAATCGGTTTTTGTGTTGGATGTATTCTTTTTTCTTTGTTTTTCATGTCATATTGTATCATACCACTCCATTTGCATTTATAATTTCTTACGCTTGTTTTAAAATTTGTATATGCAAGTTCTGAATCAGCAAAATCAGAACCACCATTTTCTTTATCCCAAACTAACCAACAACTTGTATTTGCATTTGGTATGTTTTCTACAAAATAATTTGCCCCCCAAATAATTACATTTTTTGTAACTCTTAACAATTCAATAAAATATTCTTTATCTGGTGCGTTTTTATCCCAAACTTTTTTTGAATATTCTATTTTTTTTGCAACTCCTCCACCTTTACCTTGTGATTGTTTATTTATGTTTATTCCATAAGGAGGGTCTACAATAGCTAAATCAAAATGGTTGTCCTCGTATCTAGCCATTAACTGCATGTTGTCTTCGTTTGTAATTGTCATCGCTCTTTAATTATTTCGTAAAACTCTTTGTCTATTTTCTTAATATCCTTTTGTATCTCTTTCCAAGCCTTTGCAACTTCTTTCTCTCCTCCAATATCTTTCTTGCTGCCGGTGCCTGAGTTTGCAACATTAGCTGCATTCTGCTTTAGTAATTTACTTATCCTCTTGTCCATTGTCTAGTATTTTATAAATTTCTTTTCTTAGGTTTTTCTTTGCTTTCTTCCACTTACCGAAATGCATTCTTAAGGCTTTTTCTCTGCACATTATTACAGGATGAAATTGCTTGCGTTTATTGTGAACAAACTTTTTTCTTGCAACTATCTCCTCCTGCACCTCTTCCCACATTTGCTCTTTGTCCTTTTGTGTAAGCACAATAAAGTTGTTAAGCTCTAGCCATTGGAATGCTTGATTGATTCCTTGAAAGGTATACTCTTCGCCTTTGCAATGCTCCTCAAATGGTTCAATAACACAAAGCTCTAGAAACTCCTTTAGCACCTCTTCTTTGTCTATGTTCTGAGCATTCGATTCTATTAGTAATCGTTCGCCATCTTTCGACTGCTCAATGCGTAGTTTGTTTCTTTTCATCTTTTGTTTGTTTAGCCAATTAAACCAAGTTCTAGGATTGATTGCAAGCTGCTCTCCCTCTCTCACTCCTTTGTGAAAAGCTTGGGTAACATCTTCAGCAGTCAATCTAAAAAACTTATCGTTTAAATCGTTCATTAAAATGTTAGCCAATACTTTCCTGTCTGACTCAGCTTTGTTCTGACTCATCTCAAACAATGCTTTATTTAAAGTCTTAAAGCAAAAGTCTAGTAATTGTTCTGTCGGTTGTTTTCCTATTTCCATTTTGCTAATCTAGTAAATTTTTATTTGACATCAAATCGCCAAAGTATTCTTCGCTCAATCCTTTTTTCTTTGGCTTGGCATTCCTTATCCATCTATTTGCTGCGAGTTTCCACTTTTTCATCGCGTTTCTGCCCACTTTCCAACCATTGCTTTCGTAATACTCAAAGAAATTAATTGCCTCGCTTAAATCAAAGTTTTTTAATTTAAAATAATCTTCAACAATCAAAATACTAGAGGGTTTACTCTCTTTATTATTACTTGTAGTATTAATACTTGTAGTATTATCCTTAACAATTTTGTTAATACCCTCCTTAACA